ATATAGCTATAGATAACAGAACACCACCTATAGTGTCAAGTAAAATATATCTTTGTTTTTCAGTCATTTAGAAACCCCTTTTTCAGTGTGTCTTAAAAACTACATTCTTTTGAGCGGTCCAGCATAAACCACACGTACCGCAACTATCTGTTTTATCCTCTTGCACGGGACATAGAAACGCTTGTTTATTCTCAATTTGCGTCACCGCTCTATTGTCGTCAAAGGATAAAGCAGTCATAGTGGATAGACTGAAATCTCCGGACACCCTAACCATAAAGCGACTAGTCCAGCGTGTTCTAAGGACGTTTAAAGCATCGCCAATGGGCGTTCCAGATTTACGTTCCGAATAACCGTAGACGTATAGGTTATTGAATTGAGCTAGCCATTTATCCCACAATTCCACATATTCTACGCTGTAAAAATCACCTAAAATATGTAGACGTACAAGAAAACCATTTTTGTGCTTACGATTTAATTCCTTTAGTTCTATTTCCATAGTGTCCGTTAAAGCATCGTTAGCCTCATAGCGTGTCGCAAATGGCATATTGTTACCATAGCACGTCCACCAATGGAGACAGGTATTGGAACAAGTAGCGCGTTCCTCAAGTGTTACGGTGAAAATAGGCATGTCCTTAAGAATGCCTTTAGTCACTTTTTTACCTAACTTAATATTAGTGGATTTTTTAACCACACGTTCCGTTTTTCCCATACCGTCCAGAACACTTTTAACCTTATGTGCATGGAAAACCGACACACCATTTTCAATGGCTATTTCTGTTTTTGTGGGCATTGTTTTAATCTCCCAACCATTCTTTAAAACTCTTAGGGAATTCCGTAGAACCTACAGCATAAACATAGATTTCATAACGGTCCCATAATTTTTCAGGGATAGCTATTCCGTAATCTTTACGTTTTTCAAACATTAAAAATCTACGGATTGATGCGTTAGTTTTAAACATTAGATTTGCTCCGTTTATGTGTCTGTGTCTTGTAATGATATACATAAGGATATTTTCCCAGGTTTCAATAGTTTTTTTAATTATTTTTCATTTGTGGTCCTGAGTGTTGCATAATTGTCACATATACCATGCTCATGTTCTCATTTATTCCCACATTTGACCACATAAGACCACACTTGACCACCTACGATCACTAATCCCACCTCTTAGGTGGTCTTGGGTGGTCCTAGGTGGTCCTGGCACGAATGTTGCACCCCTGCAATTCCCGTGCCAACCAAAGGGGGACCCCCAGAAAAATGATGCACTTCTTTTTATATACACTCAGGCCCACATGAGAAGCAATTTGGACCCCTAAAAATAGGTATTTTGTAATTTTTAGCTTGACAAGTGGTTTTTTGGCCCCATAATCACCAAAGAGGGTTGACTTTAGTAACTAAATATGATATAATATGTATAATATTAAGTTACATACTTAAGTCCACTTAAGAACCCGAAGAGAAAACTTTAATCTTTGTTTAATTTTTTTCTCTTTAACAATTAAATCCACTTAAGTACACTTAAGTAGTAAATCCAGACTTCCATTGTTTGTGTCTTTTTAAAATAAAAAGGGAAAAAATAATGGGTAAAGATGGAGAGATGTTATGTCTGACCAAATTACCGCTAAAAAACCAAGAGGTAATCCAAATTTTTATAAAGGGATGCCCTCTTTAAATCCCAAAGGTCGGACTAAAGGATCAATTAATAAATTTACTAAATTGTCCCGTGAGTTAATGTCCTCTAAGGGACCGGAAATTGTAGATAAAGTTATTGAACTTGCCCTGGAAGGAGATCGTCACTGTCTTAAGATGTGTTTGGATAGGATTATCCCAGTATCCAAAGCGGTGGAAATTAAACATGAACATGAGGACCTGGGTATTAACATTATTGTGGAATCCGTCAAGGCGATTGAAAAACGAGAGGAAGCAGAATTTAAGGTCATTGAGGGGGAAGTTTCTGAGCGGATAGATACTAATGAGTGATATAAATGTCACACTTCACCCTGCTCAAATGGAAATTTTTAAAAGCCCTAAAAGATTTAAAATAGCTTCCTGTGGACGTAGATTCGGGAAATCTTACTTAGCCGCTTGGTTATTAATAATAAAGGCACTACAGTCCAAAGGTAAGGATGTATTTTATGTCGCACCTACGTTCCAACAAGCTAAGGACATCTTATGGTCCATACTAAAGGAGATAGGTCAGGACGTAATTAAATCAACCCATGAGAATACCGCTACGATAACTTTAGTTAATGATCGTAAAATTTATCTTAAGGGTTCCGACAGGCCAGATACATTAAGAGGGGTGGGTTTAAGTTTTGTTGTTCTGGATGAATATGCCTCAATGAAACCGGAAGTGTGGGAGATGATCTTAAGACCCACATTGGCAGATGTAAAAGGTGAAGCATTATTTATAGGTACTCCGGCGGGGAAGAATCATTTTTATAAATTATGGGTAGATGCTCAACTTGAGGAAAATAAGGAAGATTGGGATGCTTTTCAATTCACTTCCACAGCTAATACATTCCTTGATCCGAAGGAAGTGGAAGCAGCCAAGAGAACAATGTCCACACAGGCATTTCGACAGGAATTTGAAGCCACTTTTGAATCCTTTACAGGTGGAATTTTTAAAGAGGAGTGGATAAAATATGCTGAAGAGGATGTGTTTAAAGATATATCTAAAGTACAGGGCCATTATGTCATATCTGTTGACCCTGCTGGGTTTGAAAAAAGTGCAAAGGAACGAGGACTCAAAAGCTCCAGACTAGATGAAACAGCTATATCCATTGTTAAAATTGCTCAAGATGAATGGTTCGTTAAGGATATTCTACATGGGAGATGGGGGATTAAAGAGACAGCGGAAAAGATACTTGATTCCGCTGAGGACGTAAGCGCAACCACAGTGGGTATAGAATCCGGTGCATTAAAAAATGCCATAATGCCCTACCTTGAGGACTACATGAGAATACGAGGTAGATGGGTAAATATAACGGATGTAACTCACGGTGGTAAAAAGAAACAGGACAGAATTATTTGGTCACTACAGGGTCGTATGGAGCATGGTAAAATTAAGTTAAGGAAGGCAGATTGGAATCATTCCTTTATATCTCAGATGTTGGATTTTCCAAGTCCCTTGGCTCACGATGACTTACTGGACTCTCTTGCCTATATTGACCAAGTATCCGTAGCGGATTTTGCACAATCAATTGACGTAGAGGAATGGGAACCAATAGATAATGTCTCAGGGTACTAAAAAAGATATCTCCTATAATGATCCACATGCTGCCTTAAGTGGTTGGGTAGTGGGTAGAGTTACTCAGTGGGAGGAACATAGGAATACCAATTATCTCCAAAAGTGGGATGAATACTATCGTATCTGGAGAGGGATATGGACCGGAGAGGACAAGACTAGACATTCCGAAAATTCCCGTCTTATTTCCCCGGCCACACAACAAGCCATCGAAGCTACTGTATCGGAACTAGAGGAAGCTATTTTTGGTAGGGAACAGTGGTTTGACGTTAGGGACGATGTAAATGACCAGGACACTAAAGATGTAAATACTATTCGTTCCAATCTCCAGGAAGATTTAAATAGAGCCAAAGTTAAAAATTCCATTTGTGAATCACTTTTAAATGCAGCAATATATGGAACAGGGATTGCCAAGGTAAACGTAAGTGAGGAGACAATTAAGACCGCTAAGGACTCCCCTATACCAGATACCCTCACAAGTGATACTGTAGTATATGAGGAAGATGTAATTACAGTTAAGGTTGATTCCCTAACCCCTAAGGAATTTGTAATTGATCCCACGGCACAAAGTATTCAGGAAGCGTTGGGCGTGGCACAGATTGTAATTAAACCTAGGTATGAAATTATTGAGGCTATAAATGATGGAATATATGAGGACAGACCCCTTGGAAGCTATGATAAGATTGATCTTGGATTTGATGAGGAAAACAGTAGCGTTTCCACAGATGACGATAAGGTAAAGATTACCGAATACTGGGGGAGAGTCCCTGTAAAGTTCCTTGAGGAAAAGGAAGATTCACTTGGGGACCAATTTGACTATGACGAGGATGAGCTTGTGGAGGCCGTGGTGGTCATAGCTAATGATAATGTAGTCCTAAAGGCGGCTAGGAACCCTTATATGATGGGGGATCGTCCGTTTGTATCTTATCAACATGACCGTGTACCCAACAAGTTCTGGGGTAGAGGCATTGCCGAAAAGGGATACAATCCACAAAAGGCTCTTGATGCGGAACTAAGGGCAAGGATAGATGCTCTGGCACTCACTACGCATCCGATGATGGGTGTGGACGCCACAAGACTTCCAAGGGGAGTTAAGTTTGAAGTCAAAGCAGGGAAAACTATTCTGACCAATGGTGATCCAAGGCAGACTTTAATGCCTTTGAACTTTGGTTCCCTAGCTCAAAGTACCTTTACCGAAGCAGCGGAATTGGAACGTATGGTCCAGATGGGTACTGGAGCTATGGATTCGGCAAATAGTAATTTTGCTAACCCAAGAAACTCTACCGCATCCGGAATGTCCATGCTTCAGGCCGCATCCATTAAGAGACAAAAACGTACCATAATGAATTTCCAAGAGAATTTTTTAATCCCAATGATTGAAAAGGCGGCATGGAGATATATACAATTTAATCCGGAGAGGTATCCCACAGGGGACTATAAATTCTTTGCCTATTCCTCAATGGGGATTATGGCTAAGGAACTGGAGATGACTCAAATGATCCAGTTACTATCCATGACACAACAAGGAACACCTCCATTTGCTTTACTTTTAATGTCCATTTTTGAAAACAGTTCCTTGTCCAATCGTGAGGAAATGAAGATGGCTATAGCACAGACGATGCAACCTGATCCACAGCAACAACAGTTGCAACAGATGGCACAGCAAATGGAACTTCAAAAAGCTCAAGCGGAAATCAAGGAAACGGAAGCTGGAGCTATGAAGGATTTTGCCCATGCCGCTAAACTTCAAAGTGAGGTTCAGGATAAGACTTCCGAAAATACTTTAATTAAGGAACAAATGGAGATGGCCGAGAAGATGGCTAAGATTGAAAAACTCCGTACTGATTCGGAAGTTGCCATAGCTAAAACGGAACATCTACAATCGGAAGTAGTACGTAATATTCCGGAAGTGGAACATCTACAGTCGGAAACAGTCCTTAATCTAGCTAAAGCCAGAGCGGAAAGTCAAGGGAGATAATTAAAATGCCGATGGGTAAATATGGACTTAATGTAAATCTTACTAAAAAACCAACTAATAAGAATAAGAAGAATAAGAAGAAGAAGAAAAACAAAAAGGGTAAAAAATGAGTATTTATCGTTCCCCTCTTGAAGAGGACGAGGAATTTAAAACTAAGGAAGATTTAGGTAAATGTCCTAAGTGTGGTAGAGTAGGTTGCACTTGTGATCCGGAGACATGCACTTGTGAACCACAAACACAAAAAGATTTAATTCAATCCTTTGAGGAATAATGTTAAACGATAGGGAGTTTTTGGAAAAACGATTGGAATTATTTACCATGGAAGCCTGGAGTCTCTTTACGGAAGAGTTAAACGACATGGCCAAATCCCTGGAAAATATCCAAACCATTGACGATGAAAAAACATTATACCTCAGAAGAGGCCAGGTGGATATGCTAAATATGATTATTAATTTAGAGGAAACCACCAAATTAGCGTTGGATCAATTAGAGGAATAAAGTCTAATCCCAACATTTTTTTAACTCCACAATCTTTATAGACGGAGGTTAGCATTATGAGTAGTGTAGTTGTCGAGGAAAAAGTTGAAACACCTGAGGAAGCTAAACAGTTTTCCGATATAAGTGAAGAGGTCCCTCAAAATGAGGAACAACCTTTAGCTCCGGAATTACCACAAAAGTTCCAAGGGAAATCAGTTGAGGAAATTGTCTCATCTTATGAAAATCTCGAAAAGGAACTGGGTCGAAAGGGTCAGGAAATTGGAGAGTTAAGACAATTAACCGATCAAATTCTAAAACAACAAGTTACCACTCAAACCGAAACCGCTGAAGCACAAGAGGAAGGTGAAGAGGTTGATTTTTTTGATGACCCTAACAAAGCAGTTAGTAAAGCCATTGAAAATCATCCAAAGTTTCGGGAGTTTGAGGAGCAGCAAAGAGTCCAATCGGCTCAAGCTACAACTCGTCAACTTGAAGCAGCGCATCCTGATTACTTGGAAATTGTCGCAGACACTAAGTTTCAGGAGTGGGTTAAGGAGAGTCCCATACGGACCCAACTTTATGTCCATGCACATAATTATGATCTAAATTCCGCAATGGAACTTATGGGAAATTGGAAGGAACGATCATTGATTACAAACACCGCCAAAGCGGAAGAGGAAAAAACCGCTAGGCGTAGTCAGGCATTAAAGGACGGGAAGGCCGTATCTAGGGCATCTTCCGAATCCACAGCCGGTAAAAAAATCTACCGTAGGGCTGATCTAATCAGGCTTAAAACAATGGACCCTCAGAGATATGACGATTTACAGGACGAGATTTTATCTGCATACTCCGAAGGTCGAGTCAAATAACCTATAAAGAGCTAAAGGAGAAATAAAATGGCTTTAGGTTCCAATCAGCAGACCACTACAACGGCTGCTAACTTTATTCCCGAACTATGGTCCGATGAGGTCATTGCGGGATACAAAAAGAACTTGGTACTGGGTAACCTCGTTACTCGTATCAATCATAGTGGTAAAAAGGGCGATACGATCCATATTCCGACTCCGGTACGTGGTTCCGCTAACGCAAAGGCCGCTAATACTCAGGTTGTTTTGCAGGGTGATACCCACGCTGTAACCAACTTAAGCATCGACAAGCACTATGAATATTCCGTAGTTATTGAAGATATTACGGAAGTTCAGGCTCTCTCAAGTCTCCGTAAATTTTATACGGACGATGCCGGATATGCTTTGGCTACGCAAGTCGATACTGACCTATTTACTATCATGGAGGGACTCCAGGGTGGTACTGTAGGTGGTTCCGGAACGTCTTTGTGGGAAAAAGCAAAGATTGGTAGTGACGGTACTACGGACTTTGTTGGTGGTACTTCCAACGCTGCCGATATTACGGATGCCGGAATACGTGCAATGATGCTACTTCTGGATAACGCTGATGTCCCTTCCGATAATCGGGCATTGGTTGTTCCTCCGATCTGCATGAGCGATATACTTGGCCTACAACGGTTTACGGAACAGGCATATATCGGTGACGGTAATGCCATCAAGACGGGTAAAATTGGACAGATTTACGGCATGGACGTATTTGTTTCCTCTAACTGCCCAACTGTAACCACGACTAACTCTGTATCTGTACGCATTGGTCTAATGCTTCATAAAGATGCAGTTGCTCTTGTTGAGCAAATGGGAGTTCGTTCCCAGACGCAATACAAACAGGAATACTTAGGTGACCTGTTTACTTCCGATACGATCTATGGTGTCGGTGAATTGCGTAATGATGCCGGAGTTGCTTTTGCGGTTCCAGCAGCCTAAGTAAAATAGAGGGGGCTTACGGGTCCCCTCTTACTTGGAGTTTATTAATGTGGCTAAAGTAATGACTATGGAGGAGCTTTTATCCGGTTCATCTTATGATATGGAACTGGATAAAATTAAAAATAGAATAAAAAGCCTCTATAGGGAAATGCTCACTAAAGTATATAAAGCGGCTAAACCTGGAGCTACACTTAGTTCCCTAGAGGATTTCCTTGATAAGAATGATATAGACTTTGGGGATGAGATTGATTCCGAATTTGATGAGGAAGTGGAAAGTATTGAAAATATAATGGAGCAACTTCTCAAGATTGATGAGAGTGATCCAGTTTCCGAAAAGCAGTCCTTTAAACCGGAGGTTCCACGGGGTAAGGAACTAAAAAGTAAAACACATGATAAACTCAAGGAGTTTAATACTAAATCTCTTAAGATACCCACAGGTGGTTTATTTACACCAAGGGACAAACATAGTTTACCAAAGACTTCCGCACTACCAACTCCCAAGGGTTCCATAAAACGTAAAATAGATGATGATCCAAAAGTAAGTAAGGAAACTCTAAAGGCTATATGGGATGCGGAACGTCAACGCTTGCTTGATTTAGTGGCGAAGAGAAATAAGGAACATGGAGTTATTCTATGAAACCCGTAAAGATGAGGAAAGCTAGGGGATTTGTAAAAAAATCTAAAGGGAAAAAGACTAATGATAAGGAACAAAAAAAACGTAATCTCATTAGGTGGTCTATGGAGAAAAGATTATCATGAGGAGAGGTACTACTAGACCTTTAATAAAACCATTCCCCAAGGGTAGGCAGCATACTTGGAAACAACAAAAGTTGTTTATGCACCTTTCCGATAAATGGGAGGAAATAAGATCACCATTCGATTCCGATGATTCGGCATTATACGGAGACTACAGATCACTATATGGACAAGCAAGATATACTTCAGGGAGTTAAAAAATGACTGATTACGCTTATGACGATAAATGGGCCACAAAAAACGCATTAGCCGATAGTGCCGCATTAAAGGTTGTAGATGCCGATGAATTTGATGCGGAATTTAAATTAATTGAAACTGCCGTTAATACTAAATCCAATAAGGCAAGTAACCTTTCCGATTTAGCCAGTGCAGCTACGGCAGTAACTAATTTAGGTTTTTCCGTAGCAGCATCAACTGTAGCGGGTAAAGATGCAGCAAATGAATATACCAAAACTCAAAACTTTAATGCCACAACTTTAACTGACGAGGCAACTATAGCTTGGGACGCATCTACTAATCAAGTATGTAAAGTCACGCTTGCTGGTAATCGCACAATGGCTGCACCTACAAACCAAGTAGACGGCGCTTTTTATCATCTTACAGTTATTCAGGATGGGACCGGATCACGCACAATTACATGGAACGCTGTATTTAAATGGCCTTCCGATACCGCTCCGACACTTACTACAACCGCATCCGAACAGGATGAACTTACTTTCCGTTCCAACGGAACTAATATGTATCTTATTGGTCAATCCTTAGCAGTTGCTTAATTAGGAGATAATAATGTTTGCAATACTTTCAGATGGTGCTATAGCATCTATTCATAATAACTCACGATCCGTAGCGATTGCTCTTGGTAAACGTGATAATCTTTCCTATCAAGCTAATATCTGTCAAGTGTGGTCAAAGGAAGAACTTAAGGAACATAACGTAGTTCGTTTTGAGGAGCCTTCAGTTCCCAAAGGTAAACTTGAGGAAGGCAATAAATCAGATACAGTAGATGGGTTTGTCGTAACTCGTAAGGCAACTTGGATTGATGATCCGGATTATGTTGCTCCTACTCCAGTATCCGATCTCCAACGTGCTAAAGATAATGCTTTATATACAATTAAACAAGAGGCACACAAACGTATTATTGCAGCCGTGCCGGAATGGAAACAACGAAATGTAATTGCCGATTTATCCTCTGACGATGCAGACATAAAAGCAGCGGCAGTTACAGAGTGGAAAAAAGTTACTGATATTAGAACTAAGTCGGATGAATTAGAGGTATCTGCAAATAGTATGGACTTAGATGCTCTTAATCATAAAGACTTAAGTTGGACCGATGATGAAAAGTGGATTGATTAATGTTTATTTTCCCTAGCGGAATACCAAGTGGAGCTAGTGGCTACCAGCCAGCAGGGGCAGTATGGCTTGATGGCTCGGCTGATTATCTTAGCTGGACACCATCTGGTGCTGGAAACGCAAAAAAGTGGACGCTTTCATTCTGGTTAAAACGATCAAAAGTAGATAGTAGTCAGGTTATATTCGGCTCTGGTGATTGGAATGCTGATTACACATCACTGTATTTCAGTTCATCAGGTGTCCTCAATTTCGATGATTATAGTGGAGGCAGCGCACAAACTCGATTAGTGACCAACGCTTTATTTCGTGATCCAATAAGCTGGTATAATATCATCTTATCTTACGATTCGACACCATCGACTCCTAGTTCATCATCTATAAAACTGATTACTAACGGCACACAAATTACCTCGTTTTCCACGGAAACATACGCCTCACAGAACGATGATACGACTATAAACACAACAGCGGCGATTAGGTTTGGTGATATTGCAGTCAATAGTCCAAGTTTATTTCTAAACGGCTACCTAGCCGACATAGTATTTTTGGACGACCACGCTTCTTCTGATGCTAGTGAATTTGGTGAGCTTTCAGACGACGGCATCTGGGTTCCAAAAGACCCTAGTGATATAAGTTCATTCGGTACTAACGGCTTCTGGCTTGACTTTGCAGACGGTGGGTATCTAGGTCTAGATGTTCACTCCAGTGCAACGGGTGATGCGGATTTTGGTGTAAAACATCTTATGCACTTTGATGGTTCCGATGCAGCTACTTCCGCAACGGACAATGGACTATCAGCGGCTTCAATAACTTTCACAGGTAATGCTCAACTCGATACATCCGTAAAGAAATTTGGAACAGCTAGTTTATTACTGGATGGATCAGGGGATGAAGTTTCCTTTACTTGTCCGGTCTTTGGGACGGATAACTACACGATTGACTTTTGGATTTACCCTCTTAGCTCCACTCACGACAACG